TTGTCGGATGTCTTGGAGCAGGAAGTGGAAAACAAATATTTCCTATCACAGAAAACAATAGACAGGTTAATGAGATACAAAGACAACAAGCAAACACTTGTACACTCACAACAAGATACAAAGATGCAGAAGGAAACGGAAGTTACATTATTGAACGTGAACTCGAGGCACAAGAAATTGAAATAGGAACTTTTAGAACACACAACGATGGAAAGGGTTTTAGAAAAATAAAATCTTTGAATAGTCCTGCCATCCCAGCTAGAGCTAGAAACGATGGAAGTGGTCAGCCAGTAGTTAAAATTATTGGTTATACTAGAGATTCTAAAGGAAATATAACTAAAAGAAATATAAAAAAAGAAGCAAATACATTACATAGTAATATAGGTGGAGGAGGAAATACAGATCAATATATTATAAAACCAAAACAAACTATTAGAAGATTAACACCTGTTGAATGTGAAAGGTTACAAGGCTTTCCTGATAATTGGACTAAGATCGGAAAAGAACTAGGAGACATATCAGATAGTCAAAGATATAAAATGTGTGGGAACGCAGTTACAGTAGATGTTGTAGAAGCAGTTGCTAAAAAAATTAAAGAATCTTTGTGAGCAAAAATTAATTTTATTTTTCGATATATAGATATACAAAAGATTAATTAATTAATTTATATTAATTCTATGGATGGCAGAAAAAACAATGGAGGACACTCTACAAAAGGCAGAGCTGGTAGAAAACCAAAGACAGAAGAAATACAACTCATAGAAAAACTTACACCTTTAGAACCATTAGCTTTTGAAGCATTGAAGGAAGGTTTGAAGAATAAGGACTTTAAGTTTGTACAATTGTATTATAATTACGTTGCAGGTAAACCAAAAGAAACAAAAGACATCCACGTCAACGAAGATGTACCTTTATTTATTGACTAATGTTCAATCAAACACAAGCTGTAAAAAGATTAAGAAAATTAGATAATAGAATAAAAATAATTCGTGGAGGTTCATCGGCTGGTAAGACAGTTGCAATTCTAATGATACTTATTGACTATGCAATTAAGAATCCATACAAAGAAATAAGCATAGTCGCAGAAAGCATCCCACACTTGCGTAGGGGAGCTTTAAAAGACTTTCTCAATATACTGAAGGTCACGCTTAGGTACGATGAGAGAAAGTTCAACAAAAGTACTTTAAAATACGAATTCAGTAATGGTAGTTACATAGAGTTTTTTAGCACAGATCAACCAGACAGACTAAGAGGTGCCAGGCGTACAGATTTATTCATAAACGAATGTAACAACATAGACTTCGAATCTTACCAACAATTAGCAGTAAGAACGTCAGGTGATATATGGCTTGACTACAATCCTGCAAATTTATTCTGGGTAGATAAAGAACTCATAGGACAAAACGATACTGACTTTATTACACTCACTTACAAAGACAATGAAAGCTTGCCAGAATCTATAATAAGAGAAATAGAGAAAGCAAAGATAAAAGCAAAAACAAGTACATACTGGTCTAATTGGTGGAAAGTATATGGTCTTGGAGAAATAGGAAGTTTAGAAGGTGTTTGTATTCCTGACTGGAAAAGCATTGATAATATACCTTATGAAGCAAGGCTTCTTTGTGGAGGACTTGATTTTGGATTTGCTGTAGACTGTAGCACGATTATTTTTTTATACAAGTGGAACGAAGCATACATATTTGATGAAGTACTTTGTAGAAAGGGTATGTTAAACAGAGACATAAGCAGATTCCTTAAAGACAATAATATCACAACGCATTTGTGGGCAGATTCAGCAGAACCAAAAAGTATAAGTGAGATCAGAGCATACGGACATAAAATAGCAGGGGTTTCAAAAGGTAGAGATTCTGTAATATATGGTATCAACCTAATAAACCAAAACGAAATATATGTAACCTCCAGGTCAAAGAACTTAATAAAAGAATTACAGGGTTATGTATGGGCAAAAGACAAAGAGGGCAACAACATTCAGAAACCTACAGGGTCGCATCCTGACTGTATTGATGCAGCTCGATATGCTTTAATGATGCAATTACAAAACCCCAACAGAGGTAAATATGCAATTAGATAAATAAATAAAAAAAAAGTTATTAAAATTTGTGGATAATTAAAAAAAGTATTATATTAGCTATGTAATTAAAACAAAGTATAATTTAAAACAAAGCAAAATGAAAGAATATTTAAAATTATCAAAAAAATTATCAAACAAAACAATAACTCCTAAAGAAAAGAAAAGATTATTTGAATTGGCTTTTGGAGCTGAATTTATGAATAGCAACGACAAGGGTGCAATCAAAGAATATTAATAATAATAAAACAAAACAAAATGAAAAGACAAAATACGCATACATATAATAAAATAAAATTAGAAAAATTAACCAAAGAAATGTTTGGTAAAAAATATAGTTTTAACAAAATGTCCGCAAGAGAAAAAGCTATGATAAAACAAGAATATAACTACCCAACTAAAAAATAAAACAAAATGATAAACAAATTTTTACAACAAGACCCAAATAATTGGAAATGGTTAATCAGCTTTTATGTAGTTGGAACTATTATAGCATTACTCTTAACAATACAAATATGAAACAGTTCGCACAAATACTAAAACATTTATTTTTTCCAAAAGAAGAAGCATTTTGGATTAGGGTTAAAACCACCTTTCCAACAAGAAAAGAAAAAGAAGAATTTATTTACGCAACATTAAATCTTCTTGAAAGTGAAATTAAAATAAAATGATATGGCATATACACCGAACCCCTTTGAAAGCGTAGTATTTAACGAGGGTAGAATACAATTGAAAGTCAAAGAGATAAAAAAAGCAATACATCTTCTCAAAGATCACGGATATACAATTATTGATCTTGAAGGAAACTTTATAACAAAGCATAGTGAAATAGAGAAGGAGGAATGATGTTTTTTATTTTTGTTGTTGAAAGAGCGATCAGAAATGGTCGCTTTTTTTTTGTGGGTAACTAAAATGCATAAATAATTTCGATATATATATATGAAAGTAAAAATAAACGTACCTAACGATCTATCGGAAATCAAGCTTTGGCAGTATCAAAAGTTCCTGAAAATACAAAAAGAAAATACAGATGAACATTTTTTGGCTTCTAAAATGATTGAAATATTCTGTGGAATAGAACTCAAAGAAGCGTACAAGATAAAAGCAAAAGATGTTTATAGGATTACAAATATCCTGGCAGATATGTTTGAACAAAAACCAAAACTAAAACAAAGAATAAAATTACATAACAATGAATATGGTTTCATACCAAATTTAGACGATATGACACTTGGAGAATATGTAGATTTAGACACCTATATCTCAAAATGGGATGAGATGGAAAAGGCGATGGCAGTATTATACAGACCCATTACACAAACATTCAAAGACAAATATAGTATCGAAGAATATGAAGCAATCAATCAAGACAAATACAAAGACATTACTTTAGATGTAGTTTTCGGTAGCATACTTTTTTTTTATCGTTTAGGAATCGACTTGTCGAAAGTTATGACAGTTTATTTGGACAAGCAAGACAAGGAGATGATCTCACAGCAGTTAGTCAGTTTGGGCAAAAATGGGGATGGTATTCATCAATTTACTCACTCGCTCAAGGAGATATTAGAAGACTTGAAAATATCACTGAATTGAATGTACATCAATGTTTGAATATGTTAAGTTTTATGAAAGAAAAAAGCGAGTTAGAATCACAACAAATAAAAAGTAAATATAAATGAGCAATCAAGGTATAAGAGGTTTTTACCAGGTCACAGATACAATCAAGACAAGTTTATTAAGTGACCCAAACGTAAACACAGTAACCACAGGCGATATAACAGATGTTGATTTATCTAAACAAACAATATTCCCTTTAGCTCATATTATTGTAAATAATGTTACTACACAAGAACAAGTATTAGTATTTAATATTACAATTATGGCGATGGATATTGTAAACGAAAACAAAGAAGATACTGTAGATATTTTTACTGGCAATAACAATGAACAGGATGTACTGAATACACAGCTAGGTGTTTTAAATAAAATTATAAACCTTTTGCGTAGGGGTTCTTTGTACACAACTAAATACCAATTAGACGGAGACCCAAGTTGCGAACCATTTTACGAAAGGTTTGACAATCGTATGGCAGGATGGGCTGCGACTATGAATATACTAATAGACAATGATTTAAGTAACTGTTAATGGAACTAAAAGAAACACGAGACTTATTGAATAGTTTTGCTAAATACGTTGTACAACAATCGAGGAGCAATCTAACAAAAAAAGAAAAAAATGTAAGTAGTAAATTATACAAGTCAATTGACTACGATTTAGACTTTAACTTTGATGGCTCTGGTTTCATACTACAATTTTTTATGGAAGAATATGGTGTGTATCAAGATCAAGGTGTTTCTGGTACAAAGAAAAAATACAAAACCCCATTTTCATATAAAAGCAAGGGAGGTAAAAGAGGTCTAAAAGGTATGCCGAATATTGGTGCATTAGACAGGTGGACTGTAAGAAAAAGTCAACTAAAGAAAAAAGTTAGAGATAGTAAAGGTAGATTTATTCCAAGAAAGTCGCTTGTTTTTTTAATTGCAAGAAAAATATTTTTAAGAGGTATCAAACCGAGTTTATTCTTTACCAAACCATTTGAGAAAAGATACAGAACACTACCCAAAGAATTACAAGCTACATTTATAAACGACTTTGAAAAACAACTATAATGGCAATAGAAAAAATAAACATAAACAGTCCTGTATATTTAAAAATAGAAAATAGTAATCTTGCATCTTGCAATCTTACTTTATCAATTTATTCAGGTACTTTTCAGACAAGTCCAAGCACAACATACGAGCTTGTAAAGAATGAAGTAGGTAGTAACAATTATGTTATATTTGAAATAGGAGAACTTGTAAAAGATTACATTACTTATTCTTTTTCTGGATCGTTTGGTAGTAATGGTGTAAACGTATGGGTACAAACAACAGCAACTCCCAAAAATAGTTCAGGTACTGCTTTGGATGCAATCTCAACAATAATGCTTGCATTTGATGGCGTAGGATATTTTGAAGAAGGTTTTACAACTACATCTTCTACCAATAGTGCAACTACACAAACCCTAAATAGATTCAAAGGAAGTGTTACAAAGCTGATGAGTAACACAAAGATATTTAGAGAAAGTCAAGAAGTTTTGCAAATACCTGTTTTAGCAAATCTTAGTGTGAACTCTGGTTCGGATGTTTTGGCAGGTGCAACAACAGTAAACTTTAAAAACGGAAGCTCGACTGTTTCAAGTGTCACAGTACCAACAGGTGTTACATCTTCAGAAAGTGCAATAGCTTATGCTGCAAGTACAACTGCAACACTAACAAGTGTAGATATTGTAACTGGTAGTTCAACAGAAACAATTGAAGTAGAAGAACAACCTTGTAACAGATTTACAAACCTACCTGTAACATTTGTAAATAAATTAGGTGCATTACAAAAGGTAAACTTCTTTTTGAAGTCCATTGAAAGCGTAGCAGTACAAAGAGAAGAATTTAAATCAAACACTTTAACCACAGGTGCGACATATTCAATAAACGCACACCAATACAAAAACAGAAACATAAACAGTAGAGAAACAATAATCTTAAATACAGGATATGTAAATGATAGTTATAATCAAGTCATTGAAGAAATATTAACGTCAAATAGATGTTGGTTATTTAAGGACAATCAACATCTACCAATCATTCCACAAGATAGTGGCGTTACGTTCCAAACAAGCTTAAACGACAGACTTGCAAACTACACTATGACATTCAAATTTGCATTTGACAAAATAAATACGATTAGATAATGAATAACTTAGCGTTACTCATACCAGATATTAAAATAGATAATCCAAAACCAGACCCAGATTTATGGAATACTACTTCTATAAACTGGGAAAACGCATTTAGAATATGGAACGAGATCAACCTCATAACAGACATTGACTATCAAAGGCTAGATTTATTTGACGATGAACAAGTCTCATTGACACAAACTATACAAGATGTTAGAGACATAGAAAAAATATTTACTGATTTCAGTAGGTCATTTAGTTTACCAGCAAGCGCAAAAAACAATTTATTATTTAGACATTACTACAGAACAGACATCGTAGAAGACCTTGTAAGCGATGCAATATTCAATGCCAATACTAAGCTAAGAGCAATCATAGAACTGAACTATAAACGCTTTAAAAGTGGTTATATTGTGCTAAATGGTGTCAAGTTAAAAAACAATCAACCAGAAAGTTACAATATTACATTCTTTGGAGAAACTGTAACATTAAAAGACAAAATAAAAGATAGAGTATTATCAAGTTTGGACTTTTCATCTTTTGACCACGCATATAGCGTTGCCAATGTAAAACAGGGTGTAGAAAGTTTTGTAACTGCACTTGGAAACCAAACAGTATCAGTTGCATCTATTATATATCCTTTGATATCTCACACTCAGCGTTTTATATTTAACAGCTCAAGTTCTGATGGAGGTGTATTAACAACTCAAGACAGATCAAGTACTACAAGAAACTTGTTTGCAAACGGAAGTCAATCAACATCTGGATCAGGAGCTACTGAAAGATTAGGAAGCACAAAAGGTTTTGTATTTAACGATTTAAAACCTGCGATAAGAGTTATAGATATTATAAGAATGATAGAACAAGACCCAGACATTGATCTAAAATTTAGTGATGACTTTTTTACTGATACAGGAATGTTTGGTGATTTGTATTTGTGGCTACACAGAAACAAAGGTCAAATAGGTATCACGCCAAGCAACGAATCAAACGTATCTAAAATTATACTGAATAACATTTCTAATTTTTCAGGTGATCTAACTACTTTCTTTGACCCAAGTCCGTTTGGAAGTTTTCCACAGTTTGATGGCGGTATATTTAGATTTAGAACAGGCGATCAGTTACCAGCAGTCACAGAGACTATGAAAATTGTATGGACTGTAACGCCTAATACATCAAGTGCAAAATTTACTGCAAAACTTAGAAAAGCAGGCACAGGCGAAATAATAAGCGAAGTTCAATATACACAAGTAGGAAGTCTAACATTAACACAAAACTTTGTAACAGTAAATACCAATTCTTTTGAGAAACATAATGTAGAATTTGTTATTGAAACTACAGAAACAACTTTAGTGCTTACATATAGTTTGACCTTTCAAAGAGTTGTTACTACAAACACAGGCACAGTTACATCAAACTTAACAGCAGGATTAGTTGAACCAAACACACTTGTTGAAACAATATTTGTAACAGACAATATTCCTGAAATAAGTATTTTATCTTTTCTTACAGGACTGTTCAAAATGTTTAATCTTACTGCATTTATTGAAGATGATCCAAGTAATGCAGACTTTGGAAATGTTGTAGTTAAAACTTTAGATAGTTTTTATGCATCAGGTTCAAGTCGAGACATAACAGACTTTGTAGATACATCAGAAGGAGAATCAAACTTTAGTGTACCTTTTAACGATGTTGAATTTAAGTTCTCAGACCCAGAAACATTTGGCGCTTTCTTTTTTGAGAAAATAAATAACAGACAATTAGGAAGTGTGAAAGCTAGGGATGCCAACAATAGCGGTCGTGATCCAAGACTGAACAGAGGACAAGACTACAGAATAGAACTGCCATTTGAAAAAATGTTTTTTGAAAAACTTAAAAATGGTGCAGATCAATCTGACACTACAATCGGATTCGGATATTTTGTAGACGATAATCAAGACCCAGTAGTGAACAATCCCCTTATGTTTTTTAGAGCAAGCACAAGCGGTACAACAATACAGATGCAAGACGGAACTAGCGTAGGTAGTCCAGCATCACTTACAACATTCAATAGAGCATCAAATTTTAGAGTTGGTACTCAAAGCGTAGAAATATCAATAAGCGCAAGTGAATCTGGTGCAGTAAGTTTTACGTTTGTAGAACCTGATACGTTTGTAACTACATCTACATCTGTTAGTCCTGGTGCGACATCTACGTTGAATCCTATTGTAACAGGTAGTTTACTTAGAACATCGGCAGTCGCAAGTGAATCTAACGTAACAACAACCTTTACTACACTCACAACAGGACAAACACTAAACTTTGGTAATGAGGTCGACCCATTCGTACCAACAATAGAAAACAATACATTATTCGAAAGCTTTTATAAAAAATATATTAGAGATGTCTTTAGTTACAACAGAAGACTTGTAAAAGTAAATGCAATATTGCCACAAAAGTTTTTGCTTAGATATAAACTGAGTGATACAATTGTAGTAAACAATACAGAATTTTACATAAACAAAATAAGCACAAACTTACAAACAGGTAAAAGTACATTAGAGTTATTAACAAAAATAAATACAATATCATAATGTTGCAGGGAATATTACAATTATTAGAAATGGCAAATGGAGAAACTGAGAATATTCGTATTGCACAAGGTAAATACAAACTACCTGAGACTTTTAGTGAGGGTTTTAAACAAATTAAAAATGAGATAAAATGGCTGAAAAAATAATAATAGACTTAGAAGCTAAAACTGATGCAGCAGTAAATGAAATAAAAGAACTAAAAAAACAAATAGAGGTTCTTAATAAAGAAGTTGAAGAAGGAAACAAACAAACAAAAGATGGACTTGCAGATGTCGAAAAGGCATCACAAAAAACAGATAACACCGAACTCTCTGGTGTTATAACTTTAAGTAAAAAATTAGTTGAGCAAAGTAAGATAGTAGAAGATTTAACATCTGCTTTGAAAGAAGAAACTAAAAAGTTAAATAAAATACAATTTGAAGATTTACCAGAGCTAATGAATGAGATTGATATGGTTAGCACTGAGATTGAAGTTGATGGTAAAGTTTTTAAATTATCAAAGTCAGAAAAGTTTTATGCTTCAGTTACAAGAGAAAGAAAACCTTTTGTAATAAAATGGTTAAGAGATAACAATCACACAGGACTTATCAAGAATGAAATAGTTGCACAAGTAGGTAAAGGCAAAGATAATGTTGCTGCTGATGTTTGTGCTTATATTGAAAACGCAGGACTCGATGTAACTCGTGAAGAGAATATACATACTGGATCTTTTAAAGCATTAGTAAAAGATGATATTGAAAAAGGTAAGGATGTTCCTCTTGATGAGTTAGGAGTTAGCAGAGTTATTCAAGCATCATTAAAAGAAGTTACATGATAGAGTTTCTACTGTATGTTGCAGTGAAACGACTTGAGTCTGTCGGTCGTAAAACATGGCAGATGAAACTAACAACAAAGGAGTAAGTATGGCTAATAACATAGCAAAAACTGAAAAAGCTGGTTTACCAGTATCGATGGAAGATATCGAAAAAATGGCAGGAGCAGGATTTGAAGAAGCAACTGCTGACTCTTATGCAATACCTTTTATGCAAATATTGCAAAAGATGTCTGACCAAACAGATCCAGGACACGCATCTTATATTGAAGGTGGCAAAGCTGGTATGTTTGCAAACTTAACAACAACTAAAATTTATGATGGTAAAAAAGGTATACTTGTTATACCATGTCATTATTCTAGAAAGTTTGTT